TAAGGGCGCTGAGTTTGGCGGTATGGGCGCAGTGTCTGATTTTGAACGTGAAATGTTCGAGGAGTCCATGGCCCCAATGGCCAAGGAGTTCAAGGGCATGGGTGCGATCACCAACAAGGAGCGGGAGCTTCTTAAAAAGGCGACACCTCGCAGTGTGACCAAGACTGAAAAGTCTGTAACGGTGACACCAGCAAAAAAGCGCGGCGGATCAGTGAAGTGCTGAACCAAGTGGGGGCTTCGGCCCCCGCTTTCTTGTTTGGGAAGAAAAAATGAAGCTACAGACCGTATCGAAGACCGGTGTTGGCTCCAGCAGTTCGCTGGTGATGAATACTAACGTGACGCCTTTTAACGTCGGGTTCGGCGTGGTGGTGACTGGCACCGTGGATTACACCGTGCAGCACACCTTTGACGACCCTGCTGTGGGCTTTACGACGTGGTTCTCTCATCCGACGATTGCCGGTGAGACCACAAACCAAGACGGCAACTATGCCTTCCCGGTGACCGGCATCAAGCTGCTGGTGAATTCCGGTGATGGCACCGCCACCCTGAAGCTGGTGCAGGCGGGGATCTAATCATGCCCGTGGGGTACGGCGGCGTCGCTAACCAAGCAAACACCTCGGACGGGTTTGCTGAGAACGTCAACGCGATCAACGTCGTTGGCGGGAATGTTGGCGAGGATGTGGGTGATGATGGCGTGGTGGACCTTTATGGAGCCGCGCCGGTGACGACCTTCTACATTGCCGATGAAACAGATCCCGGGTACGTTCTCCAAGAGGACGACGACAAAATTATTCTGGAGTCATCGTAATGGCTGATCAAAAAATCTCTGCAATGCCGTCGGCCCTTGCGCTGACGGGTGCTGAACTGGTTCCTCTGGTCCAGAGCGGCGCAAACGTCAAGGCAACTTTGGCCACGCTGCGGGCTTTTTCGGCTGCTTACGGGGCGTTCAGTGATAGCACCGACCAGACCGGCAACATCGCTGCTGGCACGGTGGTTACGTTTAACACGATTGATGTTGCTGACGGTATCACTTTGGTCGATAACACCAAGATCACGGTGCCGGGTGATGGCAAGTACAACTTGCAATTTAGCATCCAGTTAAAAAATACAAACAATGCTCAGGACGACGCAACGATCTGGCTGAAAATTAACGGCTCTGACCTTGCAAATTCTGCTACTCAGTACACCGTTCCGGCACGTAAGAGCGCCGGTATTTTTGGCTACAACGTGGCTTCACTGACTTTCTTGCTTGACTTGAATGCCGGTGACTACGTTCAGATCTTTTGGGTTCCAACTTCGGTTGCGGTAACTCTTGAGCATCTTCCGGCCAGCCTGTCTCCGGCATATCCGGCGATTCCCTCGATGATTGCATCGATGATTCAGGTGGCCTAATCATGCCCGCCAAGTCCAAAGCTCAATTCAGGCTCATGAAGGCGGCGGAGCACAACCCTAAATTTGCCAAGAAGGTTGGCATACGGCCTGATATTGCGGCCGAGTACACCCAATCCAACAAGAAAGGAAGGGCGTATGAAGAACTACCTGAAAGAAAAGCTAAGGGCGGCCCGTCTCTGGCTGTCGGACGTGGTGAAAAAATGCCGGTCGAGCGTGGCGCAGGTCTTACGGCGAAAGGCCGGGAAAAGTACAACCGGGAAACGGGGTCGAACCTGAAGGCTCCGCAGCCCCAAGGAGGCCCCCGCAGAGATTCGTTCTGCGCGAGAATGGGGCCTGTTGCTGAGAAAAGCGAAAAAGGCAGCCGAGCACGCGCTTCGATGAAGCGGTGGAACTGCCCCGGATGGTAAAGGAGCGCCATGGCCTATTCAGAAACCTACGGTCAAGTCTTCAATGTTCAGACATTGATCGATCACGGCGCCCGTCGATGCGGAAAACTGGCTGAAGAGCTTACTGCCGAGCAGCTTTTGTCCGCTCGACAGTCGCTTGGGTTCGTTCTGACGAGCCTGATCAACATCGGCATCCAGTACTGGGCGATCAAAAAGGAGGTTATTGGCCTCCAAGCCGACAAATACATCTACACCCTGCCGCTTGGCGCCAACGACGTCCTGAATGCGCTGTATCGGACCATGAATCGGCCCACCGGGAACTACGCTTCATCGGCTGGCGGCATTGTGGCCAACGCTTTCGACAACAATGTTGACACCTACACCCAGCAAACCAGCCCGAACGGCAACATTTCGGTCGATTTTGGGACTGATAACCCGGTCTATGCTGGCTCGATTGGCGTTTTGCCTTACGTTGCTGGTGGCGGTAGTGCTACTTGGACCTTCACCCTCCAGTATTCGACCGACGGCATCACTTGGAACACGCTAGAGAACGTCGGAACGGTCGTGGTGACCGACAACCAGTGGCTTTGGTACGACATTGACCCCGGTCAGACGGTCCAGTACTACCGAATCCTCGCTTCTGGGGGCACTACGCTGGCTTTGCGTGAGTTTTACGTGGGAAACAACTCCCGCGAGATCACGATGGCCCGCCTAAACCGCGACGACTACACGAATCTGCCCAATAAGAACTTCACGGCCAACCAGCCGTACCAGTTTTGGTTCAATCGGACCGTTCCGCAGCCGGAAATCTACCTCTGGCCGGTACCGAGCGACCCTTTTGTGCAGATGACGATCTGGTACAGCAAGCAGATCATGGATGTGGGCGATCTGACGGACGAATTGCAGATCCCGCAGCGTTGGTACATGGCTGTGGTCAACATGTTGGCCCATCAGATGGCCATGGAACTGCCCGGGGTGCCTACAGACCGCATCACCTACCTTGAGCAGCAGGCTGAGAAGCACTTGAACATGGCGGAGCAGGAGGAGCGCGACAAGTCGCCGATCTACTTCGCCCCCAACATTAGCGTTTACACAGCCTGACGATGCCAATCTTCCTCGACACCCTCGGAATGAGCACACTTGCGATAGCGGTCTGCGACCGCTGCAAGATGAAGCGTGCCCAAGCGGTGATGAGGCCCGACCCCAACTTCCCGGGGTTGCAGGTATGTGATCAGGGCTGTGCTGATGAGAAGGACCCATATCGGCTTCCTGCACGCAAGACAGAGCGCATCAACCTCCGTTTCCCGCGCCCCGACGTGAGCGTGGCCCTTGATCCCAACAATCTGGTTACCGACAATCAGGGCGACTGGGTCATCTCGACAGAGGGCAACACAGACACGCCGGAAAATAACGGCAACCTTGACGGAATTTCGGTGTCACCATAATGGCCAATCAGACTATTACCCAGCTTCCAGCAGCCGGTGCCATTACAGGCACCGAGCTTGTACCTATCGTTCAGAATGGCCAGACCGTTCGCACCACCACGGGCGCCATTTCCGCTTCTCCGAGCCAGACTCAGACGTTCCTGACGGTTCAGAACGAACCCACGCTGGCCAACAGCCGTGCGCTGGCGGTAGGTACGGGGCTGGGCCTGACTGATGGCGGCCCGCAGGCAACCCTCCAGATCGCGTTAAACGGGGCCTCAGCAAGCCTTGAGGGCGCCGGTAATGGCTTCATGGTCAAGACCGGCTTTACGACGCTCACGCCGCGTTCTATAGCCGTTTCTGGCAGCGGCATCACGATCAGTGACGGTGATGGACAGTCCGGCAACCCAACGATTGCCCTGAATGGCTTGCCCCTGTCTCTGGCCAACGCCGCAGGCCCGGGCATTGTGGCCCTGACTGGACTGGGTACGGTTATCCCCCGCTCGATCACTGGCACAGCCAGCGAGATCGATGTGGCAGATGGCGATGGCGCCTCGAATGCCCCGACGATTGGGCTGGCTGACAACCCGGTGCTGCCGGGTGCCGCAGGCGTCACACTGCCCGCCGGAAACACGGCTGCGCGTCCCGCCCTGCCTGCTAATGGCCTGCTGCGCTACAACTCGCAGACCTCACGCTTTGAGGGCTATCAAGGTGGTAGCTGGAGCAACTTTGGTACGGGTGACGGCACCGTGCAGGTGGTCACTGGTACAGCCAATCAGATCACGGTGGTCGATGGTGCGCTGAATCCGATCATCAGCATCACCGACAACCCAGTTATCCCCGGCACCGGGTCCGTCAAGGTGCCTTCTGGCACGACTGCCGAGCGGTCCGGATCTCCGGTCAACGGCATGTTCCGCTACAACAGCCAGACAGCAACATTTGAAGGTTATGCAAACAATGTATGGGGAGCAATCGCCACCGGTACGGGCGTTACCTCAGTCAATGTCTCGGGCGGTACAACCGGCTTAACGACCAGTGGTGGTCCGATTACTAGCTCGGGAGTTATTACTCTCAACGGAGTGCTGATCACCGCAAACGGCGGTACAGGGCTGTCTACCTACACCGCGGGTGACATGCTGTACTACACGGCTGGTGATGCGATGTCCAAGCTGACCATCGGCACCTCGACGTACATCCTGACGTCCAGCGGCACCGCACCGACTTGGACCGACCCCAACAGCATCTCTGTAAGCACCGCCTCCAATCTAGCCGGTGGTGCGGCTGGATCGATCCCGTATCAGAGCAGCACAGGCGTGACGACGTTCCTCGCTACCGGCACCGGTGTGCTGGTCAACAGCGGCGGCAACCCGTCCTACAGTCTGACGCCTTCTGGACTAACTTCGGTCACGGTAACCCAGAACCCGACTGCTGCACTGCAACTGGCCACCAAGCAGTATGTGGACGATGCGGTATCGACCGGAATCACGATTCATGCGCCGGTGCGCGTAGAGACCCCCACGGCACTGAATGCCACCTACACCCCGGGCGGCACATCTGTAACGATGACCGACATCACCGGCAGCAAGACGCTGACGTTCTCCTCGTCCCCGAGCCTGTCTATCAACGATCAGATCGTCTTTTCGTCCACTGCCAATGGCATCGTGGCGGGAACGGCGTACTACGTCTATTCCGCACCGGCAGCCAATCAGGTCACTCTTTCGCTGTCCTATAACGGCCCCGAACTGACAACCCTGACCAATGGAACCGGTCTGACGATTGGTGGTCTGGTCAACGCGGGCGTAGGCGCCACCTTGACAAATGCCGGGGCAAATGCGGCCATCCAGATCGATGGCGTGAGCCTGTCGGCCACCAACCGGGTACTGGTCTATAACCAAGCCAACGGCGCTCACAACGGCGTCTATACGGTTACCACCGTGGGTGACGGCTCTACCCCTTGGGTGCTGACCCGAGCCACCAACGAAAACACATACAAGCCCGATAGCATCACCGGGCTTGGCCAAGGCGACTACTTCTTTGTGCAGGAGGGTTTGACCGGGGCGGGTGAGTCGTATGTGCTCACCACAAGCAATCCAATAATTATTGGTACGACCAGCCTAACATTCACCCAGTTCTCCGCCTCGCAGGTGTACTCGGCCGGAACCGGCCTGACCCTGACGGGCACCCAGTTCAGCATCACCAACACCGGGGTGTCGGCTGCCACCTATGGCTCGGCCTCGACAGTCCCGGCGATTGTGGTGAATGCTCAGGGCCAGATCACCAGCGCCACGGACACGAGCATTGCTATTGCAGCCTCGCAAGTGACTTCTGGAACCCTCGATGTTGCCCGCGGCGGTACTGGTCTGGGAACTGCGCCTACAAACGGTCAGCTTCTGATTGGAAATGGCACTGGTTTTACTTTGGCAACACTTACTGCTGGCACCGGAATCAGTATCACAAATGCTTCCGGATCGGTGACAATTAACTCTGGCGGAGCCACGATTGATGACGTGATCGCGCTGGCGATTGCTTTGGGGTAAATATGGCAAATACTTTTTCAAGAAAACTGGAGCAGTCGGTAGGAACCACACCAACCACGGTGGGAGGTTATACCGTCGGGGCGGCTACGCAAGT